CAGTCTTTTCATCGTGAGCCTTACCGTAAGCAAATTGCTTAGCAGTGTAGAGGTTCAAATCTTCGAGAGCGTAAGTCTCAGTGAAGCGACTAAACTCGATTCCGCCACCTACAAATGCATCGTAGCGACCTTTGACAAATGTAGTCACTTTGCCGGCAGTTTGAGCAACTGACTCAACCAAGATCAAGTTGTACGGCATTGCAGTTACATACGTTCCTTGAGCGTTCAAGGAAGTGTATTGTTTCTTAACATCCCATGCATCCGCTGGGTTGACTACCATCACGACATTTCCTTCGACTGCCACTGGGTTGCCGTCAGACTTAACAGAGTGATGTTTGTACACCACAGTCAATTCTTTGACAACTGTCGCAGAGTCAGCAAATGTAAGGTTCGTAGTTTGGGCCTCTTTTTCTGCAAAAGTTGTTTTATTGCCAGCCGCAGTTCCAGTGAGGGTACGAGAAAGACCGATAGGCTTGCCGTCTCCGTCACCGTTCAAGAAGGCAGCTTCCAAAGCAGCAGCGAACGCTTCTGTGATTTGAGCGGATACGAATGATTGCAACCAAGCTGGACCGAATTTTTCAGAGTCTTTAGGAATGACTACAAATGCAGTCAATTTGTTTTGGATCGCTTCTTCTTCGTTGAAGGCTTGTTTCAGTTGGCCTTGAATTTCACCATTGATCTTGCCCCAAAGAGCTGTACCAGTTTGAGTCGATTTGAGGAATTTAAGGCGGATGCCAGCATTGCGCAAGCCGATGTGTTGCAAGAGAGGGCGAGATTTAACCATATCGTCAAAGATACGGTCAATAGTTTCTTGTGGGAAGAGTTTTTCTACTCCTACAGGAGCAGTTTTGTCGATGTCGTTGAAGAATTCACGAGCTTCAGCAGTCAATTTAGCATCATAAGGGTTCATCGCTGAAACTTCCTCGTGAGCAGCATGACGAGCTTGTTCCATCATTTCGTTAGTCATCGACTCGATCATTTCATTGTAGAGTTTCGCTTGTTCTTCTTGAGGTGCACCATTTGATACAGCGTTCAAAAAGTTCTGACGAATTTCATTGAATTTGTTTGATAATTGCATTGTCATTAGTATTTTTCCTTTCTAAAATGCAAAAAGACCGAACCCTTTCGGTACAGTCTCGTTTGTGTTATTTTCTGGACTTTCTGGAATATTGAATTTTTTCTGTACAAATTCGCTATTTTCAAAAGTCTCTCGTGCGATTTGTCGAGCTTCTAGCTTATTAGCTACCAGCTCAGCAATTTTATCAATATCAGGAGTCATTGCTGACTTCATCTTGTCGATAAAATCATGTGGGATCATTGGAGTTTCACTTGCAGCAAATGTAGGAGCAATTTCTCCAGCAAACATGATTCTGTCAGCAAAACCTTGATTTACTGCTGATTCAGCATCGAACCATGTAGTCTTGTTCATAAGATCCAATAAATCATCCAACGCTTTCCCAGTCTTATCAACATAAGCATTTGCGATTGATTTATTAAAACCTTCAAGTACTCCAGCTTCATGAAGTAGAGTGTTGTGGTCTCCGTCAACTCGTGATGACACATTGTGGATCATGATTTGAGCAGTAGGGCTAATTTCTACGACATCACCAGCCATTGCGATAACGCTCGCTGCGCTTGCAGCAATTCCCACGATTTTAACAACTACTTTCCCTGAGTAGGCCCGTAATGCAGTATAGATTTCGCTACCTGCATATACATCTCCTCCCCCTGAATTGATGTGAACTTCGATGTCCTCACCAGTTTCCGGTAAAACTACATTTTTAGGAGCGGTACAGTCCCAACCAAACCAATCATAAAGCCAAACATCATCGTTTGACACGATTGTTCCTTTAATCGGAATCACTTTCATCTTCTTTCTCACCTCCCTTCTCTACATCCTCACCAAGTTGATAGTTCTTAGTGATCAGAGGCTTGTCGCCCCACGGTACAGCTTCAAGGCCAAGTTCCTCACGGACCTCATTGATAAGCATGGAACCGGAAGAAATCAGCTTGTCAATACTTTGAGCAAGCGAGAATTTATCTCTTTGCCCTTCACCGACAATTACAAGGCGCTTATTGTCTTTGTATTCGCTTTTGCTGAGCAAAGCAAAGTTCAGACCATCGCTCATTTTCTTCACAAGCGACTGGTAGCAATAGCTATTAAACATCTTCTGACTATTTTCCAGGTTAGCCATGTCTCCATGCATCAGCGCAGTGGGAATTCCTAAGATGTCAGCTACCTCATCATCAAATTGCCTACGCAGCTTCTTGAGCTCATCTACAGATAGATTTGATGTCCCAGTAGTGTTTGTCAGCTCAGAGTATTCCATTCCTTCTTGAGCTGGTACAATCGCTACTGTCTTGGTCGTAAATGATTTAAAGAGACCGTCTGCATATCGTTGCATCTTTTCACGTTTTGATTCGTCAAAACTTGCATTCGTTCTAGTGCTGAGTACTCCACGAATTTGATTATTCCGTGCAAGTGCTTCAACCAGTCGAGTGTGTAGTTTTTCATAATCATTGAAGAGTTGAGTGAAATATTCTTGAAGACGATTGTTGTTGTATTGCAAGAAAATAACTTCATTCATCTTGAATGGTTTCTGGAAAGTATAGTTTTGACAACTCACAGATGTGAATGTGTCATCGAACACAGCATATTGCTGTCGAATGTACGAGTCAGCGATCAATAACTGATCGTCATTCGACAAGAAAATTAGTACTTCGTTTTTGGTCAATAAGCGATAAACTGCCTTTTGCCAAAACTCAGAAGCTGATTCATTTTTATTGGGCCTTACATTTAGCAGATAATCCCAATCAGTAGCCTTCTTTTTCCCATTATCGATAAATTTAAACTCAGATCTCGCAAAGATGCGGGCCACAAACTCAGCCGCCTTGTCAATTGACAAGCTCTTTAGTTGCAGATTCCCAAAAATCCGCTCTAGTTCGTCAAACTCAAAGCTTGGTTCCGGAACTTCTCGCTTGAATAAATTTAGCCATCCCAAGGCACCTCCTCCTTTCTAAATTTTTATGCCTGCCACCCACCCGGATCTTTCTTTTACCGTTTGAAGAAAGATTTTTTAGAGCGTTTTAATTCCTTCTTGATTGATTCAAACTCTTTATTTGTTTGTAATACATTTTGACCGCAAATATCTTCATGTCGCTTCACGGACTGGCTCAGAGTATTCAATTCAGCAGTGATTGAACCAATCTTGTTCAACAATTCCATGTTTTCTTTGCTTACTACTGCAAGCTCACATTCAAGTCCTTGAATCTTTTGTTCAAGTTGTTGTTTTTTCTTCATTCGTTTGTTCATTTTGTTATCCTTTCTAAAATTCCCAATCTTCGATCACGTCAAGAAAGTCTCCAACAGTACTCTCTTGGATAGTTTCTCTCTTGTAGAGAGCAGCAATAAAAGCATGGAAGCCGTCAGTCTTTCGTCTCAACGGTTCCTTTTTCAAAAATCTCTTGTTTCCGTCTTTGTCTTCTTTGACAAATGTATTATCGGTATACCAGAGCATTGATTTGTCGTTTTCAAAAATGAATCTTTCGTTCGCAAATCCATCTTCAATGATTGGAGCCACCTTTGACTGTATCGCTCCTGGATTTCGCAAGAATTCGTACTCAAAATCAGCTTCTTCCAGCAATGGTTTCAGCAGATCCATTCGAAATCCATCGGCGCAGACAATTTCGATATTGTACAGCTTGCGCCACTGAATTAACTTATCAACCAGTAATCTTGGGTCTATACTTGGACCGTCTACGATAGTAAAGAGCCCTTGTTCCTGCCATTCACGGATTGGAGCCTTGATTTTAAACATATCCAAGAATTGCTTCCTGGCAAAACTGTGCTGCTTCCAGATAAATTCATCACCGTTTTTAAAGAGTAGGCCAACGCTGGCAAAGTCTCTGATGCTTGCGTAGTCGAAACCAGCGACACAAGATCTTCCTGAGAGATCTATGCCAGGGCTTCGCAATGCAGCCATTAACTTTTCACGAGTGGTCACATCTTTTTCAATATCAGCTTCTGGCAGGTTCATCCGCTTGGTCATAAATTCCTGTCTGCCCGATGGTTCCAATTCCAAATCATCATAGTCAGCTTTCGTTCTGGCTAGTAGACGCTTGGCATAAGGTGTTTTTTCGTCAAGCATAGGATTCGCTTTTGGCCAGTTGCTCATGTCGTCCACTTCTTCCGGATCATCTAACTTGCAGATAAAGGGGAATAAGCGAAACTCATCAAGCTCACCATTCAAGATTTTCATCGACTTCTCAATCAGCTTGTCATAGAACCCTTCACGGACGTGCCCATTGGTACCATTGTAGAAGGTACGAGCGTGGGCAATCTTACCAAGTCCTGACCGCTGGATTTTTACAGCAGAGTCATTTTCAAATTGGTGAATTTCATCAAATTCAAGACATCCATCACGAGCTGAGTCCATTGTTTTCGGATTGTTTGTCCGATAAGAAAAGACCGAGTTATTCCCTCGGCCTGTAATAGACATCTTTGTTAAATAATAATGATCTTCCAATCCCCTTCGTTGAACAGTTTCATAAACTTCCTCAAATGAGACCTTGCCCTGTTTCTCGGAGTTAGCTGTGATAGTCACGTCGTAATCTCTTACAGGATAGAGAGGGCTGATGAAGAATGCGTCTCGGCTAGACATAAAACCATTCTTCCCTCCACCACGGGCCAAGGTTAGCAATATTTCATCAAATTGAGGTTCGCCATCCTCTTTCCGGAAAAGAAAAATGAATGGTGTGATGAATTTTTGATATTTAGCCAGCGGGAAGAAATTTTTCTCAGTGAACTGGATATATTTTTCAATCAAAATATTGTCGAAATACAAATCATCCCTTGGATATATCTTTTCTTTGATGATTTTGAATAGCAGTGAGCGTTCTTTGTTGACTTTGATTTTTCCTGATTCGGCAAGTTCAATGTATTCATCAATCAGAGGATGAGAAATCACAATAGATCACTTCCGTCTGATGGTGGTTTCTTCTCGACTGGTGAATTTTCAACCTCAAAGTCAAATGATCGTTCAATAGCTAGTAGCTGATTGCTGGTCGTATTGATTTCTTTGATCAACGAGTTCGCTTTTTGGAATCTTTGCTGGCCATTGTGAACTGTGATAACTAATCCATCTTGTTTGAGTCGTTCTTTCAACTCATAAAGTAGACGGACCAGATAGAGATAGCGATGAACTTTCTCGTACTGAATTGCATCTTTCTTTCGTGTGCTGAAATTGCCGATTTTGGAAAGTAACTGGTTTTCCAATTCTTTTATATTTTTTTCTGAGTATTCTTCCATGAGCCCCCTCCCCCCTTAAAAAATAGTGCTTTGCATTTGGACAATCGACCCCTCCCACCGGTTCCCAGAGACCGATTTTTTTCGATTTTTTTCGACCGGGGGGTCTTTGAATTTTTCAAAATTTTAAAATTTCATCCCCACCATTCGTCAGAACGGAAATTTTTATTTTGCAACTTGGATGATTTGCGAAATTGAAAACGATGATGTCGCTTATTATGACACTCTTTACACAGAGTACGAAGATTGTCGATATCTAGAGCAAACTCTGGATAATATTCCAGCTCTTTGATGTGATCGACTTCGAGGTTATCTGTAGTCACCTTTCCCTCATCTCGACACCAGACGCATTCAAAATGATCTCGACTCATTGCTTCGAGTCTTAATTGTCTCCATGATTTTGAAAGATAAAACTCTCTGCGACTTTCTCTTGTCGAAACATCTACTTTCAATTCTCAAATCCTCTGTAACATTTCATACTTTCAATTATCTATTTCTGAAATTCATTATGTTATTTCTGAAAACTATATTGTTTTTCTCTCTTGAATTAGACATATCTTATATTCTGTCTGATTCGCCCCGGCATTAAAAAGCCAGTGAAATAAATGAATAGCAGGTAACTAATAAAACTAATTAGCGTTTTACTCGTTGTGTCTAATTGATAACTATAAATCAAAATTAGACATGGCTTTATCTCGTTGATCTTGTCTAATCCCAATGTACCTCAGCGTAATTGCAGGAGATGAATGATTAAATAGATCCATGAGCATTGCCACGTCTTTAGTCTTTTTGTAGTAATGATAGCCAAATGTTTTTCTCATCGAGTGGGTGCCAATGTTTTCAATCCCACACTCGATAGCTGCGGTCTTCAATATCCAATCGACTGTCCGCCTGTCCAGTGGTTTGTTTTTTCCGATGCGACTTTGAAACAGATAATGATGCAGTGGCATATCTTTGATGTACTCTCTGACTTCTTTCTTCAGAGTCTTTGTCATCTTTAGCTGTTTCCTTTTTCCAGTCTTCTGCTCTTTTATTTTGATATACCAACCTTGCACATCTTTTACTCGTATTCGCAGTATGTCGCCTACACGCAATCCGGAATTTATGCCAAATAAAAAGAGCAAGTAGTTTCGCTCATTCCATTCTCGCAGATATTCCTTCATGGCTTGAATATCATCCTTATCCCTAATTGGGTCCACAATGTTCATCGACTCACCTCCTTCCAAGGTAAAATAAAAAGCCAGCTTGTGCTGACTTGGTTGATATTAGGAGTACAGGATTCGAACCTGTGACACGCCAGTCATAACCCGACCGCTCTACCAACTGAGCTAACTCCTAACCCGTTTCATAAGGATCCATCGGTTCGGTTTTACCCGATGATATAATTTTACCACCTTATTTTTAAATTTTTTCCACACTTTCGACTGTATTTTTAACTTTTTTCCAAATTAATATTAATCTTAGTGTTCACAGATAGTTCATAGATTTTCTTTTCAAGACCACTAAAGAATGGCTCGATCACTTCCTTGTAGGCAAGTGACTTACTACAGTGCAAGTATTTGATCGACGCCCCTTCAACAGTTAGAGTTCCATCAATGTATACTTCTTTAATTGCAGCCCATTGTTTTTCTGGTGTCAAAATCTTGATAGTGCTGATTGCTTCTCTGAGCAATTCGAGACGATGTAGTTCTGGATCCGATTCTTTCTTGATGATATCGGACAGAGCTTTTGGAGTCATTACCTTATTGCTCTTAATCCCTGTATTTGGATCTGTTGGCTTCCAAGGTACTTCAATTTCTTCAATCCGTTCCTTGATTTCTTTCTCGAATGGATATTGCTTCAGGGCTAGAATTAAATATCCATATCTACTTCTTAGATTCATTCATTTACCTCTTTGGTGTAGACTTCCACAATTCCTTGCAAGCCCAAGCTTTCACGATAAGCAAGTGCGTCATGTCTATTTTCAAATTCTTTCTCAATGTATTTTGCTAAGTGTTTAGGATCGATCCAACTTGAGCGTCCATGGTATTTTCTAACAACATATACCCTCATTTATTGTCCTCCACATCGATGATATGATCAATAATACGCTTTAAATCTCTTATATTGTCAAATGGCAGCACTGCATCGTGCAGATCTTCAAAGTATGAATCGGTTACAAAAAACTCTTCCCCAAGTATGGCTATCTCAAGCTTGCCATTTATTTGGGAAATAGATAAAATTCTGTTCGCTCGCATTGGTATATGTACATTATCCAAACTCATCATTTCTCCTTTCTGTTTTTAAACGCTATCACACTGGCCCAGATCAAGCCAGACAGCCAGACTATGGCGAGTAGAAGATAGATAAAATTTTGTAAGTCCATGTTAATTCCCATCTATTTGTTATACAGTGTTACATTGCTTGAGTGAGTGTAATATACCTCGCCATTTTCAAAAGTCACACGAATACTATCTTGTTCGTCATATTTCGCCCATTGCTTCACTTCACCTTCGACAATTCGTCCGTCAGCTAGTCTGATTTTTGCGTATTTGAAAGTAAAAGTTGTTCCAATAATATCTTTATTTCCACACCCTGATAGTGTTACAAAAGACAAACAAACAAAAACTGTGATCAATAATTTTTTTATCATATTTCTACCTCTTCCTCTTATGCTTCATTCAAATACTGGTTAAATACATCTTCGTCAAGAACTCCATTCTCAATTAAAGCCTCAACAGCAATTTCAATTTTAATCAAACGATTTAATTCTTTATTAGGCAATGAAGCCATGATAATCTCTTCCATTATTTCACCTCTACTCTTTCTCCTGTGAATTTGTTTTCAAGATATCTAAACAGTTTATATTCTCCGTTGTTATACGAATAAACCGCCGTCGTTGCCTCTTCCCACTGACTTTTAGTGTATGGATATCTGTTTGGTCTCATCTTTCTACCTCTCAATCTTTATCTTTTTTAAAGAACTTATAAAAAATTACTGACCAGTATGATGTCCACATAAGGTATGATAAAGATTGAAGAAATTGTTCTACTGTCATTCTTCCACCTCCTCAACTTCAAACAGCGGGTTCGTGAATACGTCGCCGAATCCTCCTTTTTGCAGATTCTCCATCGTGTGGTGTAAGCGAAGATCTAACGCGTTATTGCCATTGCCGATATACCAATATTTCTGTAAAACGTTCCATTTAAGATATTTGCAATCTTTATCTATATTCTTAACCGCTACGATATATCGTTTTTCTTTCTCGATATGATACCCATTGACCCAAGCTTCTGCGAATATATCCACGTTTTCTAACTCAAGCCAATCATCAACCGTACCTCTTGGTGCTTCGTTGATCGCACCAGCGATGTTATACCCGTCTTCTTTTGCTTGCACGATCCAGTCGGCAATAAAACGTGGGATCATTACTTTCTGTGGTTCATCTAACTGCTTAAAGTCTTCTATAACTCCGTTGATCGTAACGATTGGAAAAGCATAAAGCTTTTCAAAAAGATCCTCGTACTTTTTAATTAATTCCTGCTTTTTCATCCTTCCACCTCCTCAACTTCAAACAACGGGCTGTTAAATACTTCCCCAAATCCAGCCTCTTCTAGTTGTTTGAAGGTAAATTGAGTAGCTAATTTTCCCAAAGAAAAGAATAGTCTCTTTTCCAGACTGTTATAAAATAGCGGTTGCTTTGTTGTTCTCATTTTTACTGTATACAGCCTTTCTTTCTTGACCTCGTAACCGAATTGGTGCATATTAACAAGCGTTTGGAAAGGTTCTGTGTGGTCATCTACCAACCATTCTTCAAATTCGCTCAAATCGCCTTCTTCGTAGTCACTAGGGATTAAATCGACAGCTCTGAATAGATTGGTTTCAAAATCATCTTTGTTAGCTTCATACCAATCCGCCACAAATTGCGGGACTTGGACTTTCTGCAGTTCGTCTAGTTCCCGTAAATCTTCTAAAAAAATTAGACGAGCGATTTCTGCTCCTGGATCCTTACATACACCTTCAAGCTTTTCGTATTTCTCAATTAACTCCTGCTTATTCATTATCACACCTCTTCAACTTCCATACCTTCGCAATCGAACACCCAGCCGAATCCGGCTTCTTCGAGCTGCTTGCGGGTGTGTTTTATAACAATGCTTTTCCCCCCGCTAGCCATCAAAGTCCAATAACCCTCATCTGGAATATATGCCAAATAGCAAAACAAAGCTCTCAAGTTTTTCATCTTCACAAGATACCGCTTCTCTTTCTCTACCTCGTAGCCATTGATCCAAGCGGCAGCAAGTGTTTCTTGATTACGTTCGTGATAAACCCATCTCGTAAGTTCTTCATCTTCTTCATCTTCTATACACTTAAATAAATCTTGAAAATCCCAATCATTCTCTATGGCATATTTAATATAATCCGCCACAAACTGCGGTATTGTGGCTTTTTGTGATTCGTCTAATTGCCGTAAATCTTCCAAAACTCTATCTACTAAAATCATACCAAAGCGATCGTCCTCATAACTTTTTTATTAATTCCTGTTTATTCATTCTTCCACTTCCTTATTGTATTCTTCAAAATCATCAACAATAATATAGTTGACGTTGTTTGGGTTTGCATAAAAATTTCGAATTACAATCAATCTTTCATCGTAAAACTGACTGAAGATTCCTGTCAGTTCATCTTGGGTGAGATCTTCCACCAAGAATTCAGTTTCTTGTGAATTTGAAAAAACAATTTTGATTTTTTTGAGTCCTTCCGACTCTTTAATTTTATCCATCCCTTTGGGGCCAGGAAGGTCAAAAAGGTCAGTGATTGATACGCCAAAGAAATCGGCCAATTTTGACATTTTAGGAATAAAAGAAAGATTTTTTCCACTTTCCCACATTTGAAGAGTTCTAGTGGAAATCCCTAATTTTCCCGCTAACTCTTTGTGAGTCAACTTATTAGCTTTTCTAAGCTCTTTAATACGGTTCCCTGTTGAGTGGTTTTTTAACTCTTTTTCCATGTTTCTATCCTTTCTGCCTCACATTGCAACTGCACTAGGCTTTCATATAAATTTCTGGTCTCTCTTTTTAATATGCTCAAATTTTGGGAAGTCAGTTTATCTATATTACGTAGCAAGTTAATTGAAACATTATTTAATTCCAAGATGCACTGCTTATATACTGGCAAGTCTTGCTCACTCACGTCATCGATTCCTAATAAATATGGTAAAGATACTCCTAAAATACTGCATAACATTTCCGCTTTATCAGATTTTATTTGATGTATCCCTCTTTCCCATTTTGAGATAGTCAATTTTGCTACACCTAATTGTTGCGCTAAATATTCTTGAGTTATATTTTTATCTTTCCGCAACTCTCTAATCCTATTCATCCCTTTACCTCCTCAACTTCTTTCTTTAAAGTAAATGCTATTGTTTTTTCTCCTTTTGTTCTTAAAATGGCAAATCACTTTCATCAATGTCCATCGGATTTGCATAGTTAGGTGGCATCTGTTGAGTCATACTGTTCTGGTTGGCAGTGTTGTCACGTTTTTCTAAAACTTGGAAATTTTCTGCAACAACTTCAGTCACATATACACGTTTTCCGTCATTTCCTTCATAGCTTCGTGTTTGAATCCGTCCAGTTATTCCTACTAGCATTCCCTTCCTCGTCCAATTGCAAAATCTTTCCGCTTGCTCTCTCCACATCACACAGTTGATAAAATCTGCATCATATTCACCACTTGCATTTTTAAAATTTCGATTACATGCGATATTAAATTGTGCTGTTGCTATATTGCTTGGTGTATAGCGTAGCTCTGCATCTCTGGTTAACCGACCAATAAGGGTCACATTGTTGATCATTATTATCCTCCTACATTATTCATTTCGGCAGCTTCCTTAACTACTTCTGCTTTCTTTCGTTCCTGCATTTGGTACTCCCGATTTAATTTGTTTAGGATTACCTCTTGTGCAGTGTTTTGTTCAGCGAGTCGCTGAATACTTAATTCGTGTTCCTGGACAGTCCACTGCATATCCTTGATTGTTTTATCTTGTTCAACCAATCTGGAGTTGAGATTGATGGCAATTACCAATGTAACTCCTGCCAGCAATACCAAGTTAATGATTAGCCAATCAATTTTACGTTTCATCTTCGATTACCCTTTCTAGTTTTAGATGTCCTGCATTTCTTCCTTGCTCGTTTAAGTGGATGTAATATTTAAGTAATGCACTGTCCTTTCCAGTAATTCTACTTAGCTCCTTTAAAGTCCCTGTGCAGATGTACTTATCACGATCATATAACTTATAATCAGCAAGTTCTTCCGGATCACCCATCAACGATTTTTCCTCGATGCCGAAATATTCGCACAGCTCTTGGACATGGCTTGGTTTGATATCGTCTTTAGTGATCCATTCTTGTATCGTCTGTTCACCACGATAAAGATTTCTAGAGAGTTCTTTGCGAGTGAGACCTTTCCCTAAAATCAACAATTGTAATTGCTGACGAAAGTGATCCATTTGATTTTTCGTATAATGTCTCATAACTATCACTCCTGCTTAACAATCGCTGTTTTTTCGAGATCTTCACGCTTCAGATCTGCGATGAGCCAGTCTAAGTACTTCTTTGCCTTATTTAGATCTTCCAATCCGTTTTTCTTTTGATAGCGACAAAGATACTTGATGACATTTCCCCAATAAAATCCCCGGACTTCTTTTTGTCCTCCAGCAAAATTGCGAATAATGTCAATTGATTCAAGACCATATTGCCCACAGTAGTGATTAGGTTTATTTACTTTGTCAAAACCATTGTTTAAAATTTCTTCTGTCATTTTAGTCGTTCCTCCTTAATCCAAACACCATCCACTAATTTTCCTGTTCGATCTTTGATTTCTTCGTAAGCGATATTCAAGCACCCAACGAAGTCATGATGTAGCAATGCTGAAATTCGCATTAACTCATAAACAACATTTTTTAGTTGGTATGATTGTCGGTTAAAATATGCTGCCAATGATTGGTCCATCATTACAACGAAATAATCTTCTGACTTTGCTGCCTTGGAAAATACGAATATATTATTTTCTGGAAAAATTTCTTCTGTCTTGATTCCTAATTGCAAAGTTAAACCGATCAACACTACAGTGATGTCTCCGATGCTGTCCTATGTAACTTCTTCATCGTTTTCTGCTAATCCTCGTGAAAGCTCACCAATTTCTTCGTACAGCTTCAAAAATTGCTTGTTCGGATCTTGCGTTTGCAAATTTCGGTCATAAAACCAGCGCTGAACTTTTGCGATTAAATCTTTTAATTGTTTATTTTCCATCAATATCTCCTGCTCTCTGTATTTTCTGGGAATTTAAAAATATGTTTGCTGGCACCTTTGAAGATTCGGTCGGCAAGGGCCTTGTTATAAATTGTTTTAATATCGTTGCTCGATAAGTTTGTGTTAAAAAATGTTGTTTGACGATTGTCCAAGATTTTAAACAGTACTCGTTGTCTCCACTCATTTGCTTCTTTGAGGCTTCCGCTCATGCTACTTTCTTTTCCTAAATCGTCAAAGAAGAGAAAGTCAACATTGCTCAATAGATTCACAGCATAACTTTCTGTAAAGTCTCCTCGACCATTGAAGCTTTCTTCAATTTTTGAAAAGAGCGCAGAAGTCGAAATGAATAGCACACTCTTTGGTTGCTTGCATTCTTTAAATTTTTCATTTAATGCTTTAGCTATTCCAATGGATAAATGGCTTTTGCCAACTCCTGGAGGACCGCTCAAGATTACATTTCCTGTTTCAAATTTTAGGAAGTCTCGCAACATCCTTTTTGAGAAGTTCAAAGCTTGTTCACACCGCTTATTTCCAGCATCGTAATTATCAAGTGTTTTATCTTCCAACTCCTTGGAATAGATGCTCTCACGATAAAATACTTTGTATGTATTCGCTAGAATGGACTGGATAGCTGCTTCTTGCTTTAAGTGTTCCTGAAATTTATTGATTTCTTCTTTTTCGCATTCTGGACAAATGTCAAGCGATTTCTGGGATCCATCAATCATGACTTTTGCAGTGATCATCTTGGATCCATGCTTATTACATATTTTAGGTTCGCTGGTAGAATCTACTGTATAATCCTGATACATTAAAATCCCAACCTTTCATCTTGTTGTTGACTTGATGCACTCGAAGGCATCTTTTGGTTTAAGTACTTTTCAAACTTAGTAGCATTAAACAACGTGTCTGGAGTTAAATACTTGGACATCTTGGAGTCATTCTTCCATTCAAGGCTTTTTACATCAATGACATGCTTAAAGTCATCTATTGAGTAATTCTCACTTAAACGACCATTTATGAGTCTTTGAGTTGATTTGCTAGTAGGTTTAAAATGAGATCCTGTTTTGTCGTTTAGATATTTGATAATTTCGTCATAGACATCAGATTGAGCTTTTTGCTCCTTATCTATATCTATATCTATATCTAT